CTTTCAAAATAAAATTATTATTAACTTATAATTAGATTATACACTCTGACTTATATAAGTCAACCTTTATTTTTTGATTTTTCTGAAAAAATCTGAAAATCCTTGTTTTTGATATCGTTAGAGCGGTTTTTGTTAGAATTATTTTTCATTATTATTGTTATATTTGATGTCTCTGATAAAATCGGCTGCTTTTTGGGCAGAACTGGCAGCTGAGATAATCAACTTCTTGTCATTGCTGATTCGCTTGCGCCAGAGGTCAATATAAGCAGCTTGGTTTGCTATGACCTTCATTTTAATACCACAGACACCGCAGAGCATAGCTGCTGTCATTTCAGCGATCAATTCTTCTTTTGAGTAATTTTCGCAATTAAAAGAATTGTAGTTTTTGAATTGTCTGTCGAGTCTGCTTTTATGACCGGTAGAGTGGGCAAGTTCATGGAAAGCGGTTGAGTAATAAAACTCGGCATTTTCAAATGATTCAAACTTTGGTAGATGAACATAATCGGCTTGACGATTATAATAAGCCCTGTCATTAGAACCATGTTCGATTCTTGGACGTTTCGGCATATTTTTGATTATTTTTTCACAAGCTTCAATACTGTCAAATTCTTCAGTGTCAGTTGTAGGATCATTAATAGCATCAGCAGGTAATTTTTTTTCATTAATATCCTTGATTTGATCGAGGTTGAAAACTCTGAAATAACGCAAGAGGAAAATTTTTTTTTCTTTTTTGATGTTTGATTCAGTTATAACTTCTTTTTTGACGATCGACCAGAAAACGATTATGGTTGACTTCTCACCTTTGCGAACCTGACCGCCAAGCTGTTTGGTTTGTTTGAATGTTAGCCAGTAAGGGGTCTTATAGTTATGTTCTTGCTGCTGAAGACTGAGGAGTATAATATTGATACCTCTGTATTCTTTTTTGCTGACAAGATTTCTGGGTATTCCCAGAGTATTCTTTGACCAAGGCTGATGCCAAGGAACAGTACCTTTATCAAGTATGTCGAGGATCTGGTTTGTTATCATTTCATATACATCGAATTTTTTATTAGCAGTTGTCATGTTTAGTTTTCCTTTCAAAATTAAATTATTATTAATTTATAATTAGATTATACACTCTGACTTATATAAGTCAACCTTTATTTTTTGATTTTTCTGAAAAAATCTGAAAATCCTTGTTTTTGGTATCGTTAGAGCGTGTTTTTAATATAAAAAATATCATGATCGTATAATCATCATATGTATATATAATATAATAAAATTTTTAGACTTGCATTTCAAAAGATTGGCAATATATTATATATAAAGAAAGGAGTTATTTTATATGGCAAGAACAGTTTGGAAAAATAAATTTATAATCGAAGTTTATGAGCTGGCAAAGTCTGGCATGACAGAGAGTCAAATTGCTAACACCTTTGGTATTTCGCTGCCAACTTTTAGGGTATGGGAAAAAAAGAAACCGATCTTCAAAATGGCATTGCAACAAGGTCGAAAGCAGAATAAAAAACCCAATAATAAAACATTCAATTTTTCAGATTATGTTTACAAAAGATTGTCGAGCGATCTCAAAAAAATATATGATCGTATCAACAAATTTGACAAAGAAAAAAACGGCATTGAAAAGATCGAAGCGCTGTTGGCTAAAAGAGGAAAAACAGTTAGACAGCATCTGTTCGTTTACGCTTGGACCAGATCAAACTTTTCGTTATCAAATGCTCTGAGGAAAGTCAATATCAGCAGATCAACTTTTGAGCATTGGAAAAAGACTGATCCTGATTTCATCAAACTCGTGGAGGAAATAAATTGGCACAAGAAAAATTTCTTTGAAGATAGCCTGAGTAATTTGGTAGCGAGCGGTGATACATCAGCTACCATCTTTGTTAACAAAACATATAATCGGGATAGGGGTTATCACGATAAGATTGATATTGGTTTAAATGTCGATGCTAATGTAAATGTTAACATGATCGATTTAAACAAATTGGATCTTTCACTTAAAACCAGAAAGGAGATACTTAAATGCTACAGAGCCAGTTTAAAGGGCAGCAAGGGCAATTCCTGATAAGTGAGGATCAATTGGCAGCATCGATTTGCCGGGAAAGTTTTTATGATTTTGTAAAAGAATTTTGGGAAATAATTATACCAGAAAAACCAGTTTGGAATTGGCATATTAAGTACCTCTGTAACGAAATTCAATATGTCTCAGAAAGAGTTTTCAAATGGTTGCCGGTTGAGCATGATCTAATAATTAATATTTCCCCTGGTTCTACCAAATCAACTATAGCATCTGTTATGTTAACACCATGGGTTTGGACAAGGATGCCAAGTGCTAGATTGATCTGTGCTTCATATACATCAACACTTGCATGGGACCTCAGCAGAAAAAGTCGAGATGTTGTCAAATCAGATAAATACAGATCATTCTTCCCAGAAATAAAATTGAGGAAAGACCAAGATACAAAATCATACTTTGCCAATACATTAGGAGGTTCCAGATATTCAGTCGGTGTTGGTGGGTCTGTTATGGGTATGCATGGTCATATCTTAACAATCGATGATCCAGTGGATCCTACTCAGGCAATATCTGAAGCAGAAATGAAAACAGCCAATGCTTTTTTAACAGATACTCTGCCAACAAGAGTAGTTGAAAAAGGTGTTGTTCCGACTATTCTGATTATGCAAAGATTACATGAAGATGATCCAACGAACAAAATGATCGAAGTTGCTAAAAGACGGGCTGAAATAGAGGGTACCGAAGTAAAACTCAAACATATATGTTTACCTGCAGAAAAAACAAAACATATTAAGCCATTAAAACTTAGGCAAAAATATAAAGATGGGTTGATGGATCCGGTGAGATTGCCAATGGAAGTGCTCAAAACTTTTCAGGCTAAAGGTCAATATATGTATGCATCACAGTTCTTGCAATGGCCTGTGCCTGCTGCTGGTGGCATGTTTAAGTTCGAAAGGATTGAAGTTGATGTTGTACCTAAAAAAGCAAGTATAATTGAAAAGGTTAGATTTTGGGATAAAGCTGCATCGAAAGACGCTGGTGCTTATTCTGTTGGCGTTTTAATGTGTAAAGATTCAAGAGGGCGTTTTGGTGTTCTTGATGTTAAAAGAGGCCAGTGGTCATCAGAGGTTAGGGAAGAAATTATAAAACAGACTGCTTCAATTGATGGCGATGATACTATTATAGGAATAGAGCAAGAGCCGGGATCAGGTGGTAAAGAATCTGTAGAGAATACGGTGAAAAATCTTGCAGGCTTTCGAGTTAGGATTGATAGACCAACTGGTAATAAGATTGAAAGAGCGGATCCTTATTCGGTTCAAGTGAATAATGGTAATGTCTTTATTACCAAAGGTGATTGGAATGATGCTTATTTGAATGAGCTTCAGTTTTTTCCCTTCTCGAAATATAAAGACCAGGTAGATGCGAGTTCAGGCGCTTTTAATATTTTGAATAGGGTAAGAAAAGTTATAGGAGCATTGCGCTGATAACAGAAATCGTCATTTTGGTAGAAGGAAAAGACATGAGCATAAAGAAGTGGTTAAAAAAATGGATAAAAGAATTTGACCGGGATCATGAATCAAAGAAACCTGATAAATATGATCCGCCTGAACGATTATTAGAGGAAGTCAACATACCTTTTAAGTCATATGAATCGGATTTGAAATCAAAAGTAAAACTGCTTAATCCGAAAGTTTACGAAATGTTGTATATTCATAATGTTGATGGTATTCCTATGAAATTAGTACCAACAGTTGATTGGCTTTGGTTGCGAGACCTGCGAGTAATGATAGGTAGGGGGCAACAGGCCATTATTGATCCTATTGAGAATTTTTGTGACGATGAGAAAACTGTTTTTGATTTTAATTATGATAATGCAATTGCTTTGAATAGATATTACGGCATGTCCGTTCACGAAGTCTTAGTAATAACAGGTTATCACATAAAAGAAAAGGATGAATTAAAATGAGCAAAGAAAACAAAAAAGATATTCCAAAATTGACTGCTAATCAAATGGCTGATTTGCTTGCCAATGCCCAGCTGACCAGATCAGCTTTGTTTGAGCAATTGTTAAATATTGGTAAGGATATCAATGCTGAATGCGGTTACCCCGAAACGATTGATATTAGAAATTATCGGGCAATGTATGATCGTGAGGGTATTGGTTCAAGAGTGGTTAGACTCCTTCCCGAGGAATCATGGGCGATGAATCCTGAAATACAAGAAACAGAGAATACTGTTGAGACTGTTTTTGAGAAGGATTTTAAAAAGCTACAAAGGAAACACCGTATTTGGCATTATTTGCAGAGGATCGACGTTCTTAGTGGTATTGGTGAATTTGGTGTTTTGTTGATCGGTATAAGTGATGGCAAGGAACTCAATGAACCTGTCGAAGGTATTAATGAAGTCACTGGTGAAAAGATTGGCAATCAGAAATATGAATTGCTTTATCTGAGACCTTTTGATCAGTCAGTTATCAAGATTAAAACGACAGAGAGTGATATAACTTCACCTCGATTTGGTATGCCAAAAACTTACGAAATAATCTTTACGAATGATGATGAGCATAATCAGATTCAGCAGGGTCAAGAAGTTCATTGGAGTCGGTTGATTCATATTGCCGATAATCGCCATACTTCAGAAGTCAGGGGAAGACCCCGACAGATGGAAGTTTATAACCGGTTGCTTGATATAAGGAAGATTGTTGCTGGTTCTGGTGAAATGTTCTGGAAAGGCGCTTTTCCTGGTTTGTCATTAGAAGCAAACGCAGATCAAGCAGATGCAGTGCTTGATAAAGAAGGTGTTAGGGAGGAAATGTCAGCTTATATGGCAGGAATGCAAAGATATCTTGCTTTGCAGGGTATGACAGCCAAATCTCTGGCACCGCAAGTTGCTGATCCAAGAAATCATCTGTTGACACAGATAAATTACATAGCGATTACTCTAGGTGTACCGTTACGTCTCTTGATGGGATCTGAACAAGCACAGTTAGCTTCGGGTCAAGATGTGAAAACCTGGAATAAGCGAGTTGAAAAAAGACGATCAACATATGTGACACCGCTGGTCATTTCCCCCTTTATTGATCGTCTGATCACTTTCGGTATTCTTCCGGAAGTCGATGATTATAAAGTAGTCTGGCCTGATTTGAATACACCAACCGATGCTGAGAAAGCAGACATTGCAGCAAAGAAAACTGAATCGTTTGCCAAGTATGTTGGTGGTAATGTTGACGCTTTAATAGCTCCGAAAGAATATTTGATGATTGTTCATGATTTCACTGAAGATCAAGCAAATGCTATTGGTGAAGCGGCTATGAATCATATCGAAGATGCAGAGGAAGATGCAGAGGAAGAAAATGAAGAAAATTATGTTTAAGTGTGCCGGTTGTCAAGAATTATTCATTGATGCTCTGCTGACTTATGTTGAAGATAAAGGTAAGTTATGTTTTCATTGCTTAGATGATTATGACAGAGAGCTGGTTGCAGATGGCACAAAGGAGCAAGATCATGTCAAATCAAATGAGAAGTGATCCAACCAGAACATCTACTTTAAGGAAACAGATGGTTGCTGATATGACCAGACGTTTCAAAGCGGTTTCAAAAGCGATTTATGAATTAATTGTTTTGGATGATTCTTTTGGTTTAGATGAGTCAGAAATAATTGCTTTTAATCAGCAAGTTGAAAGACAGGTATGGCGTTTTCAATCGAATCCTCAAAAAGTAAGGTCTTATAGAAAGTGGTTACAACAGCAGATTGATGCTGAAATTCTGACCACTGTTGGTGGGATTGATGGCAGGCCATGGACCGCTCCTTATATCGAATCGGCATACCGTAAAGGCGGTATCAGGGCATATATTGATCTGAGAGCCGGCGATTTTATTGATGAGGATGAAGGTTTTATTTTGGGATCCAAAGAAGAATTCATCAGAATCGCTTTCTCGCAACCAACTGCTCAAGCTCAGATAGAACTTTTATACACAAGAGCGTTTGATGAATTGCAGGGTGTTACTCAAACGATGAGTCAACAGATGTCGAGGATTTTGGCAGATGGTTTGGTTCAGGGTCATGGAGCAGCTAAGATTGCTAGAAGTCTTCGGGATAATGTTACCAAGCTAACAAATACTAGAGCGAAAGTAATTGCTAGAACAGAGATTGTCAGATCACATGCTGAAGGTCAACTTGACTCCTTTGAGTTTTTAGGTGTTGAAGAAGTCGGCATCATGGCAGAGTGGTCAACTGCTGAAGATGATCGGGTCTGTCCGATGTGCGCCCCGCTTGAGGGTGTTGTTATGACGATTGAAGAAGCAAGGGGTTTATTACCGAGACATCCCAATTGTAGATGTGCTTGGATTCCAGCAGATGTTAAAAGAAGGGAACCTGGTCAATTATGGGGTGCAGATAAAACTTCTGCAATTGAAGAATCAATACAGGCTGAAGCACCAACTGGCAAAAGAGTCAAGAGGTCGTCAGATCAAGTTAAAACCCGTTCAGTTTGGGCGGGAAAGGAACTTGTATAATAAATAAGAGATGTTTTTCAGATCACAATTTTTGACTTAGGTCTATAATAGGATAGAATAATAATTTTTTGAAAGGAAAAGTAAAATGATAGAAACAATAACAAATACCATATCTGAAGTAAATGGAATGGTTTGGATCGGAGGAGGGCTATTTATTGGAGCCATAGCTTACTGCATTTGGCTTTGGAATGAGAGAATGTAACGAAGTCTTCCTCATGTACAGGGCTAGGTATCTAGAGCCGGAGCCGAAAAGAAGTTACTTACTAATCCCAGCGTTCCTGCCCTGTGTTTTATGTATAACTTTTATGTTGTTTGGTTTTGGCGTGATGAATTAAGACTGTTATTTCAATAAAAAGTGTCGATTGGAGACGTGTTTTTGGTAACAGGGTATGTCGTTTCCACACAGCGGTATACCTTTTTAAACTTAACAACTTTGCCATGAGTTGTATTCTATGAGGTTGTACTTGGTGACGATATACTCTCTTTTTTTATTTTATCGAAAGGAAAAGTAAAATGAAAGAATTTGGATCAATATTTATTTTAGCACTTTTCTTGTCCTTGACGATCTGTAATAACTTCATACTTTAT